GTTTCAGTAGCCGCGCCCGTAGGCAAAGGCAAACTTGCTGCCGATACTGGTTGAGTCTCAGTAAGATCAGCTTTTAACTGGAGTTCAGTAAGTACTGAAGCCAATGTCGTTTCTGTCGATGCGCCTGTAGGTAAAGGCAAACTTGCGGCAGATACAGGAACGGCAGATGCTCTAAGTTCTAAATCTGTTAAAGGGCCAGATACTGCAACTGTGCCTGTTACTGTAGTTTCTGTCGTTAAAGCCCCGGAAGGATTAACCTTTACCGCTACATAGCCACCACCGCCTCCTGTAGTTTTGCCTACAATGACGTTTTTACCAAGCTCTGCAAACATATTGTCTGTTACAGACTGAGCGATAGTGTAAAGTGATTGCTTAACTGCGCTTTTCTTAAAGATTGTTTGTAGTCTAAAATATCCTTGAGCAGATCCATCGTTTGTATAAACTATTCTGGCATATTTAAACTCGGCATTAAAGATATACCCTACGCCCGTTGCAGCAGAATAGGTAGTAGCATGGAAGTGATCCCAGTGTATACCGTCTGAAGAAAATTGAACTTTTACTCCATCCGTAGCCGATGCCACATCTGATGCTACAGTTACGTTAATGGCTGCATATTCAGTTACTTCAAATGCCGACCCTGTAAACACCCCACCAGCTCCAAGTGGAGTGGTTGAAGAGTTATTTGGATCAATAACACCATCAATTAATTGATTGCTTATTTGAGATAGCTCATCGATAGCATCTTCGTCTTTTACAGCTAAAGCTAAGTTTGAACCTACTGTAGTAGTCAAAGTATCTATTAAATTTCCAGCTCCGTCCCCTAAAGCAACACTGTCATTAATGTTATCTAGGCTAACGTCTAGTTGGTTTGCAGTTACTGTAATATCCCCCGTAAATCCTGTTAATTTAACTGGAAGGGGAATGTTATTTGCTGGAGTTACTGTGTCTTCTGTTACGTTTTCAACAACCCCATTTCTAATAAAATTTAAGGGCGATGAGCCTACTTGAAGGTTACCTTCATCATCACCTTTTGCTGTAACCCATGCCATAATTCTTACATTGTCGGCTATAGATGGCTTGGAGGAAGAAATAGGTAATACATAAATATGATTGGCATCTGGAACTGCCATAATATCAAATTCAAAATTCTTTAATGACCCATCAACTGGACGTAATACGTTACCAACAGAGGCTAGATGTCCTGTGACTTCTATGTCCCAGAATTCTACTTGTCCGTCTTTTCCAATAATATCTGAAATGCTTACAATAGGTTTATCTATAGTAACTATGTCATAAAGATATTTAGGTACATTTGCTGTTGCAAATGCATCGCTATTTACAGGATGAATTGTTTTAAATTGAGCTTTGCCTTTTTTCTTTTGGTTGCTATAACCTTGTTCGCTGGCCATGATCTCCTCCTCCTAGTGGGGAATCTACGTATCTAAATTCCCTAGACTGCTCTTTCAAACAGCCTAGGGAAACTTTAATTAGAAGAAGTAGCTTAATTGATCGAAGTATTGAATTTGAATGTTGAAAGCAGCATCAGTAGCTACACCAGCATCGTTCCATGCTTTTACTTCAACAAAATCCTCGCCAACAAGATGTGCTTTAAGAATGATTTTGTCTGTTCCGCTAACGATAGCAGAGATGTGAAGAGGTAACTTAGCTTTTTCTTTGAGGATAATTTTGTAATATCCTGTTCCTTTGTCTTCAATAGAAGATACAAATGCCTTATCAGGGCCAGCAGCTACAGGAGTAGCAACAGTACCATCTACAGAAATGTGAAGAGCGATTTGACCAACTTGACGTACTTTAGGGGAGCGGAGAAGTGAGTGGAGCATAAAATTCCTTGTTTTACCCTCAGAGGGAGGCATCATTGCCTATGTAACCATTTTATATACGTTTTTCTTACAAATCAAGCTTTTTGCAATACCTTTCCCTCACATCCGTGTGTGGGAAAGGCTTAGACAGCACTGAGCTGAATGGAAGGACAGGAACCTGTCCCAATTAAATTGTTTCAGCTATTTAGATGCTTGTAAAGGGATAAAAAAGCAAAGGCCCCCTTTCGGAGGCCCAGCAGTCTACCCATAAACATGGGATTGACGGATTACTTAGCGAGGTTGTGAAGTACGCCGTGAGCAGATGGAGTAATGAAGTTCTCCATGTAACAGCCGTAGCGAGCTTCAAGAACGTCTTCATCCACTGTACGTAAAAATACAGTTTTATCGTCTTGGAACCACTCAGCTCCACCCGGACGGTGATATCTGTGGATGTATTTGTCGTTAAGGAAGAAGATTTTATCTTCTGGACAAAAACGATCAACGAAGATACCAACTGAACCAGAAGTACCCATGTATTCAACACCAGAAAAGCCCATGTGACCTTTAACATTTTTGTTAGGGAGGTTATAACGCTTTTGGTCTTCCAATTGAGCAAGAATCTTGCGGTATTGGTTGTAGTTACAGATGATAGCGTTTGGAGCTTCACCGAAAGCTTGTTCAACTTGAAGCATAACATCGTTCATCATATCAACAACGATACCTGAACCACCAGCATCAACTTGAGTAGCTTGCCAACGTCTTTGAACAGATAATCCGTAAAGAGATCCAGATGTAGCCATAAGCACACCTGAAAGACCTTGAGCTTCTGCAAGGTAAGAACGCTGAGGAACTAGACCTGAAGTTGTAGGGAAAGGCTGAGAACCAGCTACGTGAGCAGCAAGAACAGCAGATGTACCAACAAGGCTGATCTGACGAGTAGCTTTATTTACAGCAGAGATAGTGAGAAGGTTAGTGATAGAATCTCCACCTTCAGCAGATCCACCAAGGTTGTCACCAGCGTTAAGACCAGTTACAACTTGAACGATAGATTTTTCTTCTACGTTAGCAATGTTCCAGTCAGAAGCGCGAAGAGTAATGATGTATGGAGTAGCAGACGATCCGTTACCAGATACGTTTGTAGCACCAGCACCACGACAAAGGATACCAGAACCATCTCCGAAAAGGATACGGCTCATGTTACGCATGAAATCTTCAACTGTCTTCTTAATAGGGAAAGCCAAATAAGTTTGGAAAGCACCTTTAGAAGAAGAAGCAGCTTTAAGACCTTCACGATCAACGAAAACACGGCTATAGTGTTTTTTAGCAGTAATAACACACTGCTCAACTAGAGAAGGGTTACCTTGAGGAAGGAGTTTAGCACCGTAACCACCAGCGAATGAAAGCTGAGTTTCGATGTTCATTTGCTTACCTACGAAGTCGTTCGATTTTTTGATACGACCTTCAAGTACGTTAGCAGAGTTATACATATTCTGAGATCTGTTTTTAAAGAGGGTTAGAAACAACCCGGTCTGTTCGGCAATGCTATATTCAGCCATTTTTTATTCCTTGTTAAATGTTTTACGCCCAATCGTCAAAAGTTTCATACCCTGACGAACTATCTTGCATATGCTTCTTAGCAGGACTTTTCTGCTGTTTGGCATATACTTTTGTGTTTAGCTCCTTAACTTCTTCGTCTACCGAAAAGTTACGAGCAAGGATCTGTTGAATAGCTTCTTTATCTACTTTCCCATCTCTGAGATATCTAGACAATTCAGCCACTACATCTCCATACTTACCTTCAGAAATGTTGTCTTCATAGGGTTCGACTAGCTCTTTGACTACTACGATATGTGGTTTCAAGCTTGCATAGTCCACAATCGCTTCGTCCGTGATGCCATTGACATCAAGTCCCGAACTCTGATAAATACTTTCCAATTCCTCGGAAGCATCGACAAACGCCTCTTCTGACACATTGTACGATTGGCGAAGTGAATCTACTTTCTGAAGTACCTGATTAAAGGCTTGCTCAGATTGTACTTTCTCTTGACGCTTCTTTGCGACATTTGAGTACAGTTCGTCTTTCTTTTTATGGAAATAAAGCTCACGCTCTGTTTCCCCCATATCTAGGAGTTGGCCCAATTCATCTAAATTGGCTTCCATGATACGTCTATAAGCATTATATGGGTCTTGACCCGACATTTCAACTAAATACATCAAAGAGTCAAGAGGATTCTTTTCAGGATCTTGTAAAGGGTCTAAAGCATTCTTCAAATGATACTGCAAAGATTCCTTTTGCTTTGTAAGTCCTGATTTTTCAAATTCTAGATTCTTTTTATCTTTGCCGAGTTCTGTGAACTTCTTATCCCATGCAGTCTTGCCAGAATAGTTATTAATTAGTTCTTGAACAGGAACGTCCACTACTTCTCCATCAACTTTTACTTTGAAAGAAGCTTCCGAGTCGATATTGAATAGTTCGTTTCCCATGCGCATACGGAGACTTTTACCTGACTTCTTTTCTTCAGGTTTATCTTCCTTATCTTCCTTAGCGGCAATTTCTTCCTCTTCTACTTCTTCTTCTTCCTCTTCTTTCTCTTCTTTCTTTTCTTCTTTCTTAGCTTCTTTGTCTTCTTTGATTACTTCACCTTTGTAATCAAGTTGAGAATCTTTAATTACTTTAAGATCCTCAGAGACCTTGCTTTCTGGCTCTGGTTTTGACCAATCGTCCTCTGATGAGTCTTCGGCTTCTTGAGCAATTTCTTCAAAATTGTCAAAAGTCTCAAAGCTTGCGTCACTTGATTCGACTGATTCTGTTCCTGCTAGACTCATTATAAAGCTCCTTGCTGTTTGAGTTCGGCATCAACTTGTTTCATTGCATTAGGTGTTTCTAATGTTGAAGGTTGAGCCCCGTTTGTCATTGGCTGTGCTAATGCTGGGTTCTGAGGTGCTGCTACGGCTGGAGGTGTGAACAACATAGGATATTTAGGGAATAGTCCTAGTTCCGCTGCAAATCTTGGGTTTTTCACAGACTTCTCATAGCAAAGCATTTCGATTGCTTTGATGTAGTCCATGATCATTTCTTTTGTCTCAGGTCTGATAATAAATTTATATTCTGGGGATTCTACAAATCTGCTGAATACTCCATAGAACTCGATAAGTCCGTCTGTTCCCTCAGGAGCAGGGGCCATTTCACCATTGAGGATCATATCCAAGCATTGTTTTGCAGTATCGATAGAGTAAGTCACTTCGTCTTGGAATGCTTCGACTAGGTTAAGACCTAGGATACGAACCATTTCTTTCTTACCAAACAAAGGATCTTTTTGGTTAGCTGTATTCAGATCCACGATATCTGCCATACGACCAGCACGGCTAGAACTTAGAACTGAATCGTTTTCAATTCGGATATCATAGATTAAATTAAAATCGAACTTCTTAAAGGACTGCATAAGGTATGTATTATTGCTACCTAGTATACGAGACATACGTCCGTCTTCGGGCGAATAGTATTGCGCCATACGTGCTACCACTTTGCGGTAAATATCTAATACACGTTGTTTCCTATTTTCTGAAGTTACTGACATAGCTTGGAATTGTTGGTCTTCCAAAAGTCTCATAGCTTGAGCTGCAGTCACACCTTGAGGTACGTTACCTCGAGAGATATCAAATAGTCTTGCGAGCTTACCAGCGCGTGTAGAGATGAGAGAAGATAGATCAATCTCTCCTCGGTTTACGTAATTTGGCTGAAGGATTTGAGGAGGTGTGCCGCCTCTGTATGCAATTGCACCAAATTCGTTATTAAGAGATTGCTTATCTACTGTGCCTTCAGGATAGACGTACTTAGGAGCATTGAGCATCCCGTGCGTACGGGCAATACCAGACCATAGGCTGTTGTTCATTCTGTAGAACTGCTCGATGTTGATAATGAACGGGCGACCCCAGAACTCATCAAGACATTCGATGTCTTTGTCTTCTACAAACGGAAGTTCTTTATCTTCATACGGGAAATCAATCCACTCTAGGATAATATCTTCAGAGTAAGTGATCTTACATCCTTCAGGAAAGTGCCTAGTTGGTTTATGCCAGAATGTTCTGACCATTACCATGTTATCGGGGATCGATAAATCACTTGCGGCCATATCCCACATAACGTGAGTATTTTCTTTGATTTTACTTTTTGCTTTAGGATAATCTGCGATAACTTCTTCTTTAAATTTCCATTCAATAGTCTCGAAGTAATCACAGTCCTTAATGCATTTCTTAGTTTCTTCTGGGAAACAGTAATATGGTAAATGTGGCTTAATAGCTACATCCCCTAATGTCATCTCTTCGTCTTTTAGGTATTCGCCTTCGAGTACGATTCCTTCAGGGGAAATCTTAGGGACTTTTCCTCCGAATTGTTTTTTCTTTGCGATATAGTTTGGATTTGTAGGGCCTGACTTATCATCCCAACAGATCTCAGATATAACGTGACCAGTAAGGAACATAATCCTGTCCATCTTAGTGATCAAGCGATCAAACTTCATTTCTTCCATGCGAGATTGGCAAAGAATTTTACAAGCTTTAGCATTGTTGATGTCATCTTGATCAAAGTAGCTTTGCGGAATGAACGCTACTTTGGTCGTAGACTTAGAAATCTCTGCGGTCTTCTGATCTACTAGATCCCATACTAAATTGTCACGCATCTTAGGTTTACGCGAAGCACCAGGAACATATCGTGTCGTAGTCTTCGTAAGTCCGTCACCTGATTCCTCAGATACGTTCTTGTACATTGTAATATAACGGCGATACATCAAGAATCTTTGGAAAGATCCTTCATATACTCTGCGGAATCTGTGGTTAAGCCATTCTAGAGTTCCTGCATTAGTTTTATCTTCTCTAAATTGAAACGGGACTACCGCTTCAGTTGTCATTGTCTCGTCTAGGTTATCAAAAGTTTCAAAAGACATAACAGCTCCTAAAAGTTATTTGTTTCTAAGATTTCATCTAAAGGATCTGCTGGCTTTGCCTTCTTTCCTTTACGTTGTAAGTTTAACGCTTCGGCCAGAGTTTTGGAATCGTCCTCTTGCTCTTTTTCAAATTCTTCTTCGGCTTCTAGGATTGGATCATCCATTTTTAATGGTCTCCACTCAATCTTGTGTGTCGATAACTTCATGCCGATTACCATTGCCAGAGCTGCAATTGCAATTACTGTGGAGATGGCTGACATAATCAGTGTCGGGATAACTAGATTAATCATTCGTAAAATTCCTCTGTTAAGTCTTCATCAAAATCGATGGGCTGTGCTACGATATCATTATCATCCATGTAATCTACAGATGTCCACTCTCTTCTATCCTCAGGTCGCTTGTGTCTTTCACGAGGGACAGTATTTAAATGAGCAGCGTTCATAAGATATCTAGCTGCGTCAATTGCGTGGTCATTCTTTTTGGGAATTTTGCCTTCGTCATCTGTTGCGTAGGTGGACATCTCTTGAATAAGACCCTTGCATCGATCTGAGATAACAAACAGATCTTCTAGCAAGAAGTCTTTCATGACGGATAGCTTTTCTTCTTTTCTATTTACGTCTTTATCACAAGGTGTGATGGCTTCGCGATATTCTGCCATGACTTCGTTGTAGAACCAAGTGGCAGCGTTATCGTATACCTGATACCAGTCGTATCGTGGGGCAAGTTCACGCATTTTTGCTTTGGCCCTTGGATATATTCTTCTTGTGGACATCTCAATCTTACGTTTTTCGTAGATCTCGTCGAGTATTATAAGTTTTTTAGAAAATACATTAACAGCAGCGAATAAAGCAGCAAAGCAAGAAGATGAGCCGGGGTCATATGCTGCATAAAATTTCCAATCCTTTGGATACTGGTTAATTTCCGCCACTAAATCCGCATGGCGGTTAACATGGCGAGAGTTTCCAATGAAATCCCCTTTCTCATCATAACGTGGGATCTCGAGCATTGGGAAGATAGCATTCGCACCACCGGGAACGATCTCGGCTTCGATCTCCCTCATGTACTTTGCCCACTCGCCTTTGTTTATTGCGGCTTGTTTCTCAAGTTCCAACTCCTCTTTATCGATATACGGGTTGGTGTGAGTCGGACGCTTAAAATAAGCTCCACGGGGGTCAAGCTTAAACTCTTCCTCAGTGCGAACAAAGAAATGATCAAAGAGTTCTGGTGGCGTACCCACGATAAGTAGAGGAGCCTTTTTCGCAAGAAGGTTATCCGCAAACCCTTGATGGAATCGGTAGTCGTGATCTTTAAACTCATCATAGATGGCTCCGTCTGGGTTAAATCCTCGACCAGCTTCGTAGTTATCTGACCCGACCAGTTTAATAAAGGATCCGTTTTTAAATATAATACGTTTGTCTGTTTCATGTACATCGGCTAAATAAGTATCCTTGTGTTTACCAAGGAAGTTCTGTAGTCGTCCGGGCTTCCAGATAATCTCGGAGGCTTGGTTGTAGAAAGGTGCAATGTAGTAGAACTGACCATTGGGTGTAGTCAGTGCCCATCGGTAAAGGACGTAAATGGACATTTCAGTTTTGCCCCATTTACGTCCGCATCTTGTCATGACCCTACGTTTACCTTCGTAGAAGAGGGCTTTACCGACTCCGATCTGACCGGGATGGGGTTGCCAGACGGAATGGAGATCTGCCAAAACTGTACCGAGGTACTGTGCGTTTTGGAGATTCGAGGTTATTTCCAAATTTCTTCTCCAGTTACGGGGTGATAACCTAGGAGTTCTTTTTCCTTGGATGGGGTTCCAAGGAGTTCTTCATCTTCTTTGTCTAGTATTGTTGGTTGCTCAGGTGTTGGTTGAGGTTTTTGTTTTTTACTTTTGGCCATAACTTAATCCATGTAAAGAGTATTTACGATTTAACTGGCAATGGAGATGAGGCCCAGTGCCATGGGGTTTATATACAATTAATTGAGGAGCATTGTTAGCAATGGCTCCATACTTACCGTATTTTTTACGGAATACAGAACACAGTTCCGCAATAAGTGAATCAGGTAAGTCCTTTACTCGGATATCCCACGCGCGTCTGCTACGATGGGTATCTGACTGCCTACCAAGTTCCTTGTCTTCTGCAATAGTTGATACAGTTGCTGTGATAGTCAGCTCAATGCCGTACATCTTCTGAGCATACTCGTCCATCTCTGTAGCTATCTTCTGAGCTAAGTCGTGCATATCCTCAAATCTAGATGCGCATATGTCATCTTTGAATTTCATAAGAGTTCCTCTTCGTCTTTTATGTCCAAACTCGTATTAACATTGTTTATACGGACTTCAGTATACTCGGCTTCTATAGCAAATGGGTCAGATGCTAGAGCCTTTACTGCTTCTTCTGGTGGTAATAGTTTAAATTGCTTTAGATCTAGGGAGATATCTACTTTAGTCCTACCAGTACCATAGCGTTCTGGGTTATCTGCCTTAGCAAGGAAGATAAGCTTCTCAAGTCTTAGCTTTTCTCCTGCGACTTCTTCTTTTGTATGTACAATGTCTACACCCTCGGCAATCTTAGATACCCAAAACTCCGCACGATACTTACGGGATTCCTCTATCTTACGTACAAATTCAGGATCATCCACGCACATTTTAGCCAATTGCCCTCGGCTTATACCGAGATCGACTAGGGCTTTGGCTTCTATATACCCAGATGCAATTAAATCAAGGAATTTATTCTTGAGATCTTTGATATCCGAGGGTCTTATTAGGACGTTGCTCATTGGATTATAGTAAATCGGCAGCGTATTTGTGTAAAGATATAATTTTATATTAATAGTTGATAGGAATAGTAGGGTTAATATTGAAAATTTGGAAAAATTTTTATGGGGGTACTCTACTCACACTATCGAACGGATCGCGTTGAGGGGGGATATACGTACCTATCATAGCAGTGCATTAACCTACTGCGTTAGACCTATGCGCTAACCTATTGCATTAGATCATATCATTATAACGCACTGCGCTATATGCCAAGGGTCATGATGTTATAGTTTATAATGTCATGCGTGCATATAGGATAATGATGAGTGATGCATTTGC